TGCAGAACTAAACACGCTAGAGCCAATATTGTTGACCATGCGTGTAAAGAAATACCAATTGCCAGCGGCAATGTCAGTAAGTGTTACTGTAAGCGCCGTAGATAGTAAATAAGGCGTTCCATTAGATTGAATAGCACTTGTGCCTGCAAACAATCTTTGCGCTGTTGTAGGGCTTGCAAATGCAGAATACCAAACTTCCACATAGTTAACAATGCCAGCGGTTGATGTGGAAAAGCTAACTGTGAATGATGGCGTACCCGCATTGGGTGATTGGCTTGTAATTGATGGTGCAGAGATTGTTCCAAATGTGTTTGGACTTGATAAACCAGTATTAGGTGCAGGCGTAAATTGCGTAATATTTACATCATCATAAACAGTTGAGTTGTATTCTTGTAGCGTTAGGTTTGCGGTAATGCTTCCATCGCTACCAAAATTTTCTACAACTTTACTGATGCGAAATAATTTAGCAGACCAACCATAATTTGTATTGGTAACGCTGACAATATCGCCAGCTTCCAATTGCAAGCCAACATAACCAATGGTTAATTTAACAATCAAATCTTCGCGGCAGGATTCAAGAAAACGATTGGCAAGATATTGTGCGCGAACATCATTGTTAACCAATGGCAAACTAATTGTTTGTTTGTTAACTGGTTCATTTGGATATAGCAATGATGGATTAACAACAGCTAAATTAAAAGTGGCAGAGTTAAAACTATCTTGATTTGAACTGTCAGGAAATTTAACTTCTGCAATATTGAATGATGAAGCAATATCAATTGGCGTGACATTTATTGAACCAATAATGTTGCTGTCATTCAATGCCATTGCAACTGTATAAGTTGGGCTTTGAACGACAACGCCCCAAGTATTTGTTATTTCGTTATATCGCAATAAACAATCACAGCAAGTTGCCATGTATTGCAAATTTGTCATGATTGAAGCATCGGTATACAACACACCATCAAACCTAAATCTTTGTGGCAATGTATTACTGCCACTTGTGTATGTTGTATAAGTAAATGATTGATTGCAATATGTATTAAGCGCAGTTAGGCTTGTGCTATTAATGTTTGCCGTAGGAATTGCCGCGCCGTAGCGTGTAGAAAAAAGATAATCGCTAAAACAATCGCCGGGCGCGTATCTACTATTAGTTACTTGAAACCTTGTCTGTTGTATGCCAACAAGATTTGCCGCCGCTGAGTATTTAATCTTGACAATAGCAAATGCACAATTGGACATTTGTTTGGTTGTATCCCATTGATACACCAAATTTGGATTGCCCATAACATTAGAGTTATACGCATAAAAACTGCTATTTGTTGGATTAGTTGAGCCGTTTTTATAAAGGTAAAAAGATAATAAACCAGCAACCGATGTATCTGATAAACCAGTTGATTCATCTAGCAAAGAATCTACGTCATAGCCATTTGCATTAAATACAACTTTTTTGCCGCCAAAATAAATGTTGCCAAATGTTATGGTGTCAGGCGTACCGCCGTTTTCTGTGTTTGTGACTTCGCATAAAGCCAAACAATAATAAAGCGTTTGATTGTCGCTAGTAATTGAACAATCGGTAATAATGCCGCCTAAGTAAGCAGAGCCATATACAACAGGAATTTTGTTATCGCCTGCGGGTGGTATTTGCAAACGACTGCCGGGGTTTTGTTGGTCGCCCAATGTCGAGTTATACGCACCGCCCTTGTCAGGCGCAAATGCCTTAGAAATAATTGCAGACGCAACCATATTGACTGCAAAGGCAAAAATGCCACCTTCGGCATATAAAGCAATAGCAGTCGCAATTATTGCTGGCATTATTTAATCCAAGTTTCTTCTAATTTTTCAAAACCGAACCTGTCATAAGACAAATCGGGACTGCTTACCATTTTACTTATTGAAAAAAATTGAATGCGATTTTCTTGCTTCCATTCTTCGCATTGTTGAATGTAGCCATGTAGCAAACGATGTGCTAATTTACCGCCTCGATGTTCTTCATCCAACCAAAAGGCAATTTCGCTAACTTGCGTTACTTCAGGATTCCAAATGTTTGGATGCTGTGCCGCAATAACCATTCCAACCACTTCATTATCTTTTTCGGCAAGCAAAATAAAGCCTGCGCCAGCTAAAATATTGTTAAGCAGTTTGTCAATATGTTCGCGGTTATTTGCGTCTTTCAGAAATTGTGCTGGTGCTTTGTCGCGGTAGCTTTTAAGCATTCGGACAATTGCTTCAATGTCAAATTTGTTAGCCTGTCTTATCATGTTGTTCACCTATTTTGTTTTACCAAAAGCGTAATTTACTGTTTGTATAAAGTTTACCCTGTTCATGCTTGTATCGGTTGGGTTAAATGTTTGCCAAGCGTTATTGTTGGTATATCTGCCTGCGGTTCTATTTTGCAAAATTAACTGAATGCTAGATGCGTTAATTGTGATTACACCAAGATATGCTCTTACATCTTCGCTATATTGTTCACTAATGCTAAAACTGTTTACAAAGCCTGTGAAATATTGGTACAAACCGCCTGTGCCACCAGTCGTAATTAATGCATTATTGGCATCAAAAAAACCATGCCACATTTCAATTTTTGAACCTTTTATGCCTGCGCCCAAAACCAACGCAAGGTTAGCGGTATCAATACCAACAATGGTGACTGTTGTTTCATTAGCTGTGCTTTTAATGTCACGTTGAGCAGAGCCAATTTGCACCAGTTGACTTAACCCTGCAAATGGATTTGCGTCAACCGCTGAAACTGTTATTGCTGTGGGTGTTGTGGCAAATCTATAAGTTGCTGATGCAGTAGTCAGCCGCACAAAATCGGCGTAACGAATAACATTTGTTCCAACAACAGGCGTTATGACATTCACAGCACAACCTCGTATGCGTTAAATGCACCATCCCAAGCAATAAAGCTGTCATTGGTCATTGGCACAAGCGTATAAGTTGGGTATTCGCGCAATACAACAGGAAAAGTTACGCCTGTATAGGTAGACCCACCCAAGCTGGTTGTCGTGCCGTATTGACCGATTACGGCAGGCAGTTGGCTAGATACTGTGGTCAAAATGGTGCGATGAACTGGAATGGTCACAGTTGAGCCACCGCCGCGTTGAACGCTTGCTGTTGCAATATAAGCATATCGGTCAATTTGTATAAAGTCGCCAGTTTTAACAATGTACAAATTTGAACTAATGCTAGGCAATGTTCCAAGAATAATGTTTTTGCCTGTTGTGCCAACTTCAATTGTGGTTGCATTGGCTTGAACGCTTGTCATGTCGCCTTGATACGCAATGTAGTTAAGCCAGCCAGTTGTGCCAAAGTTAATGTATTGCTCGCTGATGCGGTCAGCCGTGCGTAACGCAGACAGGACAGACCGATTGGTGCTGTACTGCAAATAATTCATTGGCTTAATGGTGAACTGAAATGGCTGAACAGTCAATATTTCTGATGTGCTAATACGCATATTGCGCGACAACATTTGACCCGCAAATTTGTGGTCGTTAATTGACACGCTTTCAGCTATGGACAAAATAGATTGCAGGCTCATGGGTTACCTCGTTACAGGCACAGAACGATTGGCAGATTGGTATGCGCCCCATACTGCTTGCTTGTTCTTTGCCAAAAATTGTACGCCGCTTTGCGTGTCGATGGCGTTCATACTTGCAATATATGGTCCGTTGTAATTAACAGTTTGACCACCACCCATGACACTTGCTAACTGATTGTTTGGAATAATTGTGCCTGCGGTGCGAGGTACAAACAATTCTGGTCCACGTTCACCAACTAATCCAATTTTGTTTGCATCAACGCTACCACCATCGGCTCTTGCGGCATTCCAACTTGCGGCAAGTGCATCATTTTGTGCGCCTGTCATACCGGGGTTTAACGCATTTGCAACCATGCCCATAAAGCCGCTAAACATTTTTGTCGCTTGCGCTTGTAGCTGAATCCTAATTAAATCTTGAATAATGCTTTGAGCCAAACTTTTAAAGTTAATTTTGCCTGTTCGCACAAATGTATCTAATGCGCTGTTCATGTTGCTAGTCACAGAATTAAACATATCACGACCAGTATTTGCCGCATTTGTTGCCGCTTCTGTGTACGCTTGGAATGCCTTATCCCAACCATATTCAAATGTTTGCTGTTGGTCAATTGTCTGTTGGTTAATTCTGATTTGCTCATTACCCAATTCACGCATTTTTTCAACTTGAATTTCTGTTTCGCGTGGGTCAATTTTGGCTAACAATTGTTGGCGTTTGTATTCGGTAATTTTTGCTTCCAAATCAAAGCGTTGCATCAAAATATCGCGTTGGTCTTGGCTTAAGTTATACAAAGAACTTTCATAAGCAAGGCGTTCATTTGTTAATTGCATTTGTAATTCTTGTTCTTCATTTTGGCGACGCATATCGTTATAGCGTTGGGATTCCCATTTGCCTAATTCTTCTTCTGCACGAATTTCATCATCGTATGCTTTTAACTGTATTTGGCTATTTAAAACAGCAAGTTGATTTACATATTTTTCAGCCGCAATTTGTTCTTGCAATTGCGTTTTTTGTAAAATTGCACTTTCTAAGCGTTTATCGTGTGTATGATTTTCTGCTCTAGCTTTACTTGCTTCTTCAGCAATTTTTGCCATTTCAGCTTCGTAATCAAGCAACAACAAATCGCGTTTAACTTCTAATTCTTTGTTGTAAACCATTTCCAAAGAAATTTTGGCTCTTTGTTGGTCGATGCTTTCCATCATTTGAAGCATCATGATTTCAGCTTTTAACTGACTGACTTTTTTGGATATGGGGTCTTCGCCCGGCGTAACTTTGCGACCTAAACCGCCAACGCCTGTATTATTTGTTTGCCCTTCTGTTGATGCAGTTTTACCACCATTTAAAACTCTTTGTTCAAATTCATTAAGTTTGCGTAAGCGTTCATCAAATTCTTCTAAATTCTTTTTATTGTTTTTAGTAATGCCAGCAAAATCTAACGACAAAAATAATTTTGTGTTTTCGTATAACTGATAAATATCTCTTGCAATGCCTTCAATCACAAAAGCTACATTTGCGCCAACAATTGCAATGGTTTCAAATGTGATTCGGAATGCTTCACCTAAAAGGCTTGATTCGCCTTTCATGGATTTTAAATATTCCAATGTTGCAAGAATTGTCGGACCAACTGCGCTTGCAATTGTTGTGCTGGTTTCTAATGATTGTTTCTTTAATAAATCCCATGCTTCTGCCGCCGCTGTAATGCGCCGCGCTTGTTCATCAGCGGTTGTATTAACAGCATTAAAGTCAGCATTTAAACCTTGAAAATCTACGCCTCTTACAGCTTTACCAAACATCGCAAACGCTGTTGCATTGCGTGTAATTGAATCACCTAAATTGGCAACACCTTGTCGGGCTTTGCCAAACAAATCTTCCATTGAAAGCGTTGCTAAATCTTTTAATGAAATGCCAACTTTTGCAAATCTTTGTTGCGCTTCAAATGAACCTTTTGCGGCTTCATCTACATATTTTGTAAAACCTGACAACATTTTTCCAGCGGACTCAGCATCTCCACCATTGGTAACCAATGCTTGCTGTAATTTAATAACTGTATCTATTGCAACTTCATTGGCTTTGGCTACATCGTTTAATTCATCCGCATACTGCAATGCCGCCAAGCCAGCGGCTGACATTGCCGCAGTTGCCATACTTCCATACTTTTCGGCAAATTCAATAACGCCAGTCAATGCGGCTTTGGCTTTTTCTATGCCTTTTACAAATTCGGCACTATCAAGCGCAAGGGCAACACCAATACGACCAACATTATTCGCCATCTTTTACCCCAAATTTATCCGCTGAAAAGCCCGGTGCTTGGCTCATAAAGGTTAACAGTTGCTCGTTTGCCTGCTGTTTCTTTTGTTCCTCAGTCAAGGGCGGGTAGATGTAATCATACGCATTTCCAATAATGTTGGATAGCTTATAAACTGGCGCATTTGCAGACCGCATATAGTTAAAAACGCCATTGGTTAACACGCCAAGAATTTCAATCAAAGCGCGGTTACCAAGCAATCCATCAGCGTACATTGTCTGCATTTGCGCCATTGTTAATTCATCCAATTCCGCTACTGATTGTTTTGTATGCCCATTGAAAATTAAAGCCGTTACGACTTGACTTCTCAATGAGCCAATCAGTTTCCCCTTGTTTCCTTATAAGTTGGGCTAATAACTTCTGCAATCTTTTCCAACAATTGAAATTGAATAGCTAAAGGAAATTCTGCTTCTATTTCTTCATAAGTTAAGTCAGCTAAAAAATGTGCAGGGTCTTCGGGTACTAACAATTTAAAGTATTCGGTAATCTTTGTTTCTGTCTGCACTTTGGTTTTTGCAGTTTCACGCATTGACCGACCGCCAACAATAATGTCATTTTCAGTAAATTCAAAAGTTGTGTTTTCGGGGTCATCTTTAAACCGCATTAACGGCTCTGCCAACTTTGTATAAGTTGCTTCTATTTTTTCCAAAGCTGGTTCTTGAATAGCTTTATAAATTTCATCTGATTCTTGTACATAAGGAATGCGGACTGTAAATGTGTGACCACCTAAATCAAACTTGCGGTGAAAAATTTTGTCCTTATGTTCTGTGTATTTTGTGCCAAGTGCATCTGCAAATCGTGTCATGTTATGTCCTTAAAGTTTCTGTAATCCTTCGTGCCAAAATTTCACCCAAATTTTTAACTGTTCCTTGGGCATCTTCTTCTAATGCTGTCCGCAAATATGGATGCGCTGGATTTCTAGCTGTACCAAATTCTTGAGCCATAGCGCGAGCATCGCTTTCTAAACCCATAAATTGATTAGCTAAAGATTTTTCAACACCCATTTTTTCCAAACGCTTTCGAGCAGATAACAAACCTTTGCCTTCACTCATTTTTTTTAGTTTCCAACCCGGTGCGGTTGTAACTTTTGCAATGACTGTATCGGTTGCGTTTATGTATTTGCTTCGTCTGTCTTTTTTTGTGGGTCGCCGTGCTTCAATTTGTAAAGTTAATTTTAAACCGCCAGTATCAACAGGGGAATTTGCTTGCGCCCTTGCTAAAACTGGTTTCATGGCTTCACGCATAGCAGGCACAAGCACTTTACTTTGTGCTTGTTTATCACCAATTTGATTAGCAAGGCGGTCAAATGATTCCATAACAGAACCAATGCCTTCTAATTTGATGACAACACCACCTGACATTTCACAATCTCCATGCGCCGGGCTTTACAAGTCGGTGAAACAACAATTCATTCAATTCTTTTGCATATTCCACCACTTGCTCAGGTGTCATAGTGTCAGCGTGTTGTGCCGCAATTTCATGGGCTAGGCTAACGGCAGTCATCTTTTGTTGGGTAAAACCAAACCAATCTTTGCGATGTTCGGCTTGGCTTACCAAAAACCCCAACAAGTCCTGCGTGTTTTGTATTGTCGTATCTGTCATTTTTATTCTGTCGTTTGTTGTTCTGTTTGTTGTTCAACCACAGGATTGAATTTAGCAAGAATTGTTAAGCAAACAAATTCTGTTGTATCGGGCTT